AAGTTGAACTTTCACATAATCTTTGAAATTATGTTTTGGATCGAACTTGTTGGAACTGTTGGTTTCTTCTTTGCACTTACGTACTTTAGTTTCACTCACCATAACACCATCTTCAAAAACTTGAGTGACTTCATAGTGACATTCAACTTCTTGAGTCTTTTCAGCTGAGGCATCTTTAGAGACAAAGATCACAGAAAAGATGACAAGAAGCGTTAATAGTTTTTTAATGTTTTTCATAATAAGATTATACAACAAAAAATAAAGTAAGTCAACCTTTATAAATTTTTTGAAGAAGGTCCTCGAACTCTTCAACCTTTTCTAATCTATTAGGCCAGAGTATATACTCTTTTTCAGGATTTTTTTTAAGATTGTTTAATAGTGGAACTATCGCATTAAACAGTTTGTCAAGTCTTGCCTGAACGTCATCAGCAACAAATGCAGCCGATTGAACAGATTCTAACTCATCTTCTGTTACTGCAGTGAATCCAAAATCAAAAATATCACTACTCATCATTATCCTCCGATAGGTCTATAGTGAATGTAAAGGTATCTGGAGTGTAGTTTTCAGGACTCATCAAAAATTCCATAAAATCTTCACGTATAACTTCGGCCTGAATTTCGTTTTGAACGCGATCGCGTTCATTTTTATATGACAAAAAATCAATTACATTATCCACTGAGAGAAACTCCTTTACCCATCTTTATTGCATTCCACTGTTCCGGAGTAACATCATTAAGTCTATGATGTGCAGGAGTTTCTTGTCTATAATTATTGTTATATTCAGGGTAAGGACCATAGGCTGAATTACGGTCTTCAGTTTTATTCTCTTCATCATGGATATACAATTGAATCAATGTATAGTGCAAGATCTTCATCAGGTCTTTTCTGGCATCACAGGCACTACCCTTGTTGCCGTATCTCTTGGCATACTTGATTACATTGCCCAAGCAAAAACCAGTACCATGCCCACTGTCAATAATAACATCCGTGGCTTGATACTTGTCGGTCGCGTAGTGTTGGTCGTATGTTTTATCAACATATTGTTGCAACTCCTTGATTAATTTGTCTTCGTAGAATTTATAATTAACTCTGGTTGTCACTGACTCTTCTCCTCAAATCACTTGTCGAGAACCTGTGGTCTCGTTTATTAAAATAAATTTCTATACCTCTACTGGCACAAATTGCACGGCCTGTAAAAGTTGCATCTTTGTATTCTTCACCTATAATTCTAACATTAATATCTACCATTGTCAAGATATCTTCTAGGTCTTGTTCTGTAAGGTATGGTATAATTTCATCTACATAACGTAACGAATTGAGTTGAGTATATCTCTCCACCACGGTTTGTATAGGTTTGTTTTTTTCTGGGCGATCAACGGTCGGGTCTACTTGCAAACCACATATGAGATAGTCACATTGTGATTTTGCTTCACGCAACATAGAACAATGTCCTGCGTGTAACAAGTCAAATGCGCTTGCAGTAAACCCAACAATCATAATTAATTAAGTGTTTCTTTACTATCGTCGTTATAGGTTACTATGAGTGAACCTTCATCATTTAGTTCGATTTCTTTGGCGTCAAAAGCTTCAAGAATAATTCCCCAAACATGAAGTATGCCAGCCTCTTTTCCAAAAAACCTACCCAAATAAAACGAAAATATCAATAAACCAGTTGCGATTAAAGTATGTATATACGGATCCATATTTTTCTCCTATGTGAACTTAATATTTTTTAATCTTTCACCAGCTCTAGATTTTTCAAATACAGGAATGTCATCTTCTTCAATAAGAGTCTGTTCTTCCTGTGCCACATCATACAACCTCATTTTAGACCGATCAATGCCGACAATAAATCGTTTATTGTTGTTAGGATCATTGTAACGGTTCTTCAACTGTTTCACCATAATCTGACCGAGTTTATCCATCTCTTCATTAGCTACTAGAGCAAACATTAAATCCGCAGTCGCCGGCAAACCGAACGATTCAGAAGTGTCTTCCAAACCAGGATCAGAATTACTGAAACCTGATCTAGTTGTCTGTGTCGCAGATACGATAGGAACATTAAATTCTACCGCCAACCCTCGCATTTCTTCAGCAATTGCCTTGATATACGAATATGAGTTGATAGCGCCACCCATACCCTTCATTCTTGAAGATGCACATATATTTAGGTAATCTATAAACACAATTTCTGGAACAAACTTTTTCTTTAATTTTAACTCATTTAACAGTGCCCGGAAGTGTCCTATATGAGCAGCACCTGTTGGGTATTCCTTGATTATCAGTTTCCCTTGTGTGCTTTCGGCAATCTTACTAACACGGTCTTTAAACATTTTCTCTGACATGTGATCTAATTGATCCACGTTAACATTCATTAGATTGGCGTCAACACGTTCTGCAATACGTTCTTCAGCCATTTCCATAGTAATGTAAAGGACATTACGACCTTGCGATAGGGCACTGGCGGCGACATGACACATGAACAGAGACTTACCTACGCCTGTACCTGCCAACGCGATGTTCAGCGTCTTATTTGGCAAACCACCTTTGGTAATGGTATTAAAGTACTCAAGGTCGAACGGAATACGTTCTTCCTGTTCATGATAAAAGGCGAAGCGTTCATCAACGTTTTCAAGATAATCATGACCTACGTTGGTGTCAAAACACACCGCCAGTGCATTCTGTAGGATATCAGGTAAGGCATCTTTGGTAAACGTATTATGTTTACCATCAATAATTTGAATCGATTCCATAATCGCCAAATAGACTGCCCTATCCTGACACCATTTTTCAGTTTTATCCAACAACCATTCTTCGTTCTCAGGTTTGAACTCAAATATTGTAGGAAGAATATCGAGTGCAGAAGTATAGTTCTGTTCAGTAAAAAGATCTGACTGATCTATCTCAACCTTAAAAGCTTCCATGGTTGGAAGTTTATTGTATTTGGTTGTAATTTTGGTTAGTTCAATGAACAATGATCTATAAATACCTTCAAAATATTCTTTCTTAATGAAAGGTATTACTTTACGCATATACGTTTCATTAGTCAAAAGATTTCTCAGTATTTGTTGTTCAAGATCAATCTTCATTGTTATCATCGTCTCCATAAATTAACGAACCATCGGATGCTGCGGATTCAAGAATACTCTCTAATACATCAGCTGCAAAGTTTTGAAGGTCAACATCATCTACATCTAAACTTGAATCTGGTGTAGATTGTATCACAAAATTAAATTTTAAGCAATCATCTTCGAAAGAGATATTACCGAAACGGATAACCGTCTCAGTAAACCTTCCTTCCAAAAACCTAACATCCCAGGCTTGAACGTTATCCTCATCTGCAGGAATCAGTTCATAATGAACGCCTTCATTTACAATTTGTAAACTCATACTATTCCTCCAATTCGATTCCAAGGTCTACGGTTTCAGCTCCGACTGTAAATGCTTTTTTGACAAACTCTTGAAAAACTTTATCTTCCAGTATACTCGACCAGAAGTTTTTGTCAAGGTCTGCGAGACGATATTTTTTATCTTCGTTAACTTTCTGATACCATCCATTAGATGGTTTGACAACATGGCCACTTGCCATAGCAACATCAAGTAATCCAGACATCTCATCAATACCACCTTCCCATGAGACAGAGATTGGAATTTTAGATTGTTCTTTTACGTAACGAGACTTCTCTACCTTGATCACAAAGTCATAACCCGTGACCTCAGTACCAGTCTTGTTCTGTCTGCGACCAATGATCCAAATTGTGTTGGCACTGTAATAGATCCCTGTGCCTCCACCAACGACATCTTTAGGGAACAAACCGATCTCTTTGTAAGTATGGTTGATGGCAATCAAAGGGATGTTTTTCATCGCAAGATACGGAGTAACCATACGGAACAAACCTTTGAATGCTTTTGCACGAGACATGTCTGCAACTGACTTTTCGTTCATCGCATCTTCAAGTTCTTTCTTAGAAGCAAGGTTACCTATCGAATCAATAACAACAATAACATCATCATCCTTTTCCATTCCTTCAAGTTGACCTACTAAGTCGAACTTTAATTCTTCGGCATCTGTTACAGGAACATGTAGAACTCTAGAAGTGTCTATGCCGAAGTTGTCAAAGTAAGATTGTGGCGAACCAAACTCCGAATCATAAAACAACATGACGGCATCGGGTTTTGCATTAAGATATGCGGCTGCAATCTTGAGCGCGAACGAAGTCTTGAAGTGTTTAGATGGTCCCGCCAATACTGTCAGGCCGGCCGTGATCCCACCATCAAGAGATCCTGTTAACGCGACATTTATCATAGGCACATCAGTTTGTACCACTTCCTTTTCTTGAAAAAATTCTGACTCATCCATTTGGGAAGTCAGTTTAATCTTAGAGTTCTTTTTCAATTTAGCCATTAATGACATATACTAATCCTTTAAGTTTCGTAAGTTTATACATTCATCTAGTACAGAAAGTTTATCTGTCATCCCAGACAACAGTCTAACATCTGAATTAGCATACTCTCCACTATACGATATGGTTTGTTTATATGATGCGGAAGCATCCGATTGTGCCTTAACAAAAGTCGGTAACGTGACTGATGCATCCATCATGATAGGATGTTTCAACATTAACCGGCGAACAGCTGTTGGGTTAGATCCTCCAACATCTACTATGGTTTGGTGTAGCTGATTAAAGAAAGTTTGTTTGACAGCTCTATATCCAGACAGTCCCAATTTAGCAAACACAACATTGTGTATGGTGTCCATAACAACCTCTTTCATTTGAAAGAAACTATGCATGTATAGAACATCTCTCAAGGCCGCTGTCGCGTTAGGAGAACCACCCAAAAAAACGAAATCTGAATTAAGAACACTTTCTGTATCCTCATACAACTCTGGGGAATACACCACTTTATTATCCATAAACTCTTTACCAACAGCGGAAATCAATTTGTTCAGAGTATCGATATTAATTGAAGTTTTAATACAGATACCAGATTTTGTAGTTTTAGATATACGCAATATGGTATCAACGAATTCTGCATCATCAGAAGAACCATTCTTTAGAAATGGAACATCTAGACATATAAAGATCACCTGTGGTTGCCACTCAAACAAGGATTCAATATCTTTGTAGATGACTTGTTTGTGTTCAGATGTTTTAGAATCTAATCCAGCTCTAATACTATCCGCTAAATAATTATCACCAATAATTCCCAACTTCCTAAGAGTGGGTACTGCTGACTTTTTAACTTTTTGATTCTTTGACTTATTGGGTTCAATCTCTTCCCAAGAAACAATGTTATCATCTTGTTCCATATTATCTCCTATACGTTTCTGTAAGCATATTCAACTGCACGATCTGCTTCTTTTTCTAAAGGTCTATTATCATACCACATTCCATTGTCTCTGTCAAGTTGACGACATAACTCGGCAACCTGATTTGCAGTGATTGGATAGTTACGTTTGATGGCGTTACCAGCAATCGCCACCATTATTTGGTACATTTTATGGTACCATCCAGTTTCAGTTATTGATTGATATTCTACTCCAAGCTGTTTAGGGAAAAAGGGACAGTCCCGATAATCTGACCAAACAATATCAGAGTTATCCATCTGTGATTTCCTATGTTCAATAACTGCTTTAGCCATTGCTGGTGGCAATCTGTCTAAAAAAGAATTTCCGGTTGATGGTTTATAACTCCATTGGGACATTATATAATCAGGATCTACATTTTCACCAACGTTATCGAAAATAAAATTCATAGCTTCTGGGTACTCAGCTGGAACATAGTACATTCTCGACAAATCTTTGGTTTGTTTATCACCAATATCCTCTAATTGTTTATTAAACGCATACCAGAAATGTGGTATCTCATCCTTATCAATTTCTCTAGTTAAAGGAAATACGAGTCTGAACTTAGGTTGAATCGGAGTGCTTGAAGCAGTAGAATAACAAACGAAATTATATTTGCCACAGATTCTTTGAATGTTGTTACGGTAGTCTCCGGTATGTATGTCAAAATCATCAACATCAACAGCACACCAACGACTCCAACGAACAACGTTTTTATTACTTCTCGTGCCATTTTTGACATACACAGCAGGAGAAATAAGAGGACTAGAATTATTTCCACCTTTTGATCCTTGTTTCACTGATAAGTTTCGGAACATTTGAACGAATTCTGGCCATGATTCGTATTCCATTCTTCTATGAGTTTTATTATCGAATGTGTTTTTGAATATAGTAATCTGATACATGATACTATTATAAAGTATTTTTTTATGTATGTCAACCAAAAAAACTTTCTAATGTGGCTCTGGGTTCAGAGTCCCAACCAACCGCATCTAGGATTGGTGTAAGTGGGTCGAGGAAGGTTTTCTTAAACATCATATCATAATCTATTTTTGAATTAAGATCGAATTCCTTAGGCAGTTGTTGTGGAAACGATATAACATTTTCCTTTAGGCGATTGGGCATTTTAAGATAAACGAATTTAATTTTTTCGCCGTTTTGGATCTTTTCGTACTTGTCTGTCAGACCAAGTTTGTCAATGTGATGATTATAAAGTAAAGAACCTCGAACATGAATTGGAGTGCCCTTACCATAAATGGAATGTCGTTCAGAAAATTTAGTTATGTCACTAACCCCTCTAGGGAAAGAAACTTCTTCAGCTGACAGTGATCTGAATTCTTGTTTAAAATCGGCAATAAATTTTTGAGTATCAGACTCGGTACCTTCAATGATAACACGAAACACCTTTTTGAATTTATCACGAACGACTTGAGGCGTACTTGACTTGACAGCTTCAATACCCATCATCTTTAGTTTTGGTTCTGCATACTGAACGCCTTCACTGTTATGAACGTTAAGAATGTATCTTTTCTTCGCCATCCAAATACCACGATCGGCAATAACCTCACGTTTCATAACCATTCGATCTACATAAGCATTGGTATCTTCTGCAAGTTTAGCATATGCTTCTGCAATTTTTTCCTCAAAATGTTCGCAAACCTTATCAAGAAATTTAACGGGGTTCGCAGGGTTGTGTATTTTCACTAATTGTGACATGTTGATATACACAGAGTCGGTGTCAATTGCAATTACATAGTCATCTTTGGTGCCTAGTATCTGTTGTAATTCATTATTAACAGCAGTCTCTGCACATTTAATAGCACGTTGACCACTAGTTGTTACTGCCTCAGCAACTCTCTGATCGAAGTAACGAAAATACTTGTTAGCTAACGCACCATATAATGAGTTCATTAGAATCTTAATACCAGTCTGTTCAGTGTCGAGATTATCAATTTTTTTAGCAAGAACATCAGATGGTTCTTGTTCGTATTGTTGTTTTACTTCGAGCATGTCTTTCTTGATTCTGACTCGACGATCATAAAATTTACGAATAACTCGTGGAATAATGCCTTCACGATCCAAACGATACTTAGTACCGTTGTTTGCCAAAGCACAGTTTTGACTATCAGAATAATCTAAAGTCTCAGGAGAAATGTTGTATTGAACCATAATGTTAGGATACAGAGAGTTAAGATCAAAAGAACACACCCAATCATGTGAACCAACAAATGGTTCCTTAACATATCCGCCGACGATCTTAGGAAGAGTTTCTGGAACAGGTGGTTTAGGTGGAATGACAATTTTATCATTCATCAATTCGTTGTATATTGTTGCATCCCAAATTGCAGTTGTACCCAAAGCATCTTCTAATTTTGAATGAGCACCGTATGCCATTGTCATAACCAAGGTTATAATGCCAAGTTTTTCTTCTAAACGTTCAACTAACTCAACGTCTTTTATATTATAGTCAATAAACTTTTGATGATCTTGTTTGTACAACGAATGGAGGCTACCATACTCATCGTAAGATAATTTTCGTTCACCCAACACAACGTTTGCAATGTGATCGAGTTTATAGGATTCTTGTTGACCATAGGTGTTCCATGTAAACTTTTTAAACAGATCAAAGTAATCGAGTTGTACAATACCTTCGATGTCATAGGCCTGTTGTTGACGGTTCATGATAGTCACATTACGTTCTATGATGTTCCCCCATGGAGAATACATTTTTACAGACTCAGAACCTACAAGTTTAGTAGTACGGTTAATCAAATAAGGTATATCGAACAGATATGTGTTCCATCCTGTAACTATGTCGGGCGGATCATTAAACCACCAAGACAAAAACGATTTCAGAAGCTCGGTTTCATTTTCACATTGTCGATACGCAACATCATATTCTGATTTAGAAACATCATAATCATCAAGACCCCAAACTTCATAGGTATCAGAATGGTTCGTTTTGTATGCAATTGATATAACTGGATGTCTTGCTTCTTGGGGTAAAGGAAACCCTTCGTCTGATGCAACCTCAATATCGATAGTGGCAACCTTAACCAAGTTACGTTCGAAGGTAATGTTTTCAGCAAAATCTGTCGATAAGAACTGCAGAACGAAATTGTTTTGACCATGGATAGGTTTACCACTAACATTTTGATAGTCGCGAATATGATTATTAGCCTCTCGCATGTTATCGAAACCAATTGGTATTAGTTTTTCTCCATACAAACCACGGTAACCCGTGTCTTCCTTACCATGGTACATTTCGAAAAGAGTTGGCTGGTAGAAAACTTTTTCTTTAATGGCCTTTCCGTCATTGCCATAACCGCGCCAGTGGATATAATTGTTTTTTCTAGATACTGATGTGTAAAATTTCATGATGTAATTATAAACCAAATTTCAGTCATTGTCAAGGGATATCCATTCAACGTCAGGATGACTTTTACGATTGTATATTATGTTTTTATCATACTTCCCATTTTTATCTTTTGTTTTTTTCCTATCAATTACTGTACCACCGTATTTTTCATCGAGTATCTGTGTGATAGGCGAATCAATTATTATTTTTGGTCTTTGGTGACAAGCGTGACAACTAACGTCAACACCCGTCTTGTTGGTCCATTCTACATGTTTAAATCTATTTGCAGGCCAATAGATATTTCTTTTTTGGTTATCGTGTCTTTTAGACCACTGATCGGTTGCTGAATGCATAATACCCATAGGACCGAGGTGTGTACCTGAAAGAAACGTATCTATCCAAATCTGGGCAATTTCTGAGTTCATTGTATAAAACTCAAATGCAGTACCTATTCCTGCAGCTGGAAACTGTTTCCACTTACTCATCAACATTCTGAAAACATCTTCGTGTTGAGGTCTTAGGTATGCATCATGTTCTAACACCCAAAACTTTTCGCCTTGTGATAAACGTTTGATCATGCGGTAGTTAGAATGCAGAGAACCAATTTCTTGAGGTGACCTATTCCTCAGAGGCGTGTTTTCTTTGTTGTGTGTTATTAAGATATTATCTGTTAGTTCAGGTAGTAATGTTTCCGGCGTTATACATTGCACAACTTCGATTTCAAATATATCTTTAACTGGTTCATACGATTGTAAAGCACGTTCCATGTAACGAACAGCTAGTTCGTTATTTAAATCGACTTGCATATATGCTTTTATCATGTTCATTCTCACAAATTGGTCCGGCGTTTTTATTATCCGTTCCGTAGGACTAGGGAACGCCGGTAAACCCTGATACGTTACATCAAATAATCTGCCGTGAAAGGCATCGGGACCATCTGATGTTGTTCAGGAGTGTAGAAGAATGGTGCAACCATTCCTCCGACAATTAGAAATACAAACAGTGCGATTCCTGTTGTTTCTTTTAATTTCTTAATCATCTTTTCTCCTTAACATACCAGTTGCGACATTCCTGTACTGATTCAGAAACACCATCTAAAACTTCTTGAGCACAACGCTCATCGAGTTTACGGTTGCTATCTCCGACTAGAAGGATGCCGACTAGTGTCATCGCAATTATCATACCCATTAGAAGTACCAACTAATGGCGATCATAATGGGTGCTATTGCGAGTACGCCAAACAGTTGCGCGATTGCAACCATCTGATCTTTTTTAGAGGAAATCCATTCCTCACTTGTTGCTAAGTTTTTCATTGAGTGTCCTTAATGAGAATTAATTTCTATTTTTCTCGGACGCTTCTCTTCGGGTAGTTCCACTCTGAGTTTAATCACTAGTAGTCCATTGACGAATTCAGCTCCATCAACGACAACGTGGTCTGCGAGTCGAAATGTTTCCACGAATTTCTTCGTAGTAATCCCTTTGTGAAGATACTCACGAGTATCCTCTTCAGGATTTCCCTTGATGACTAGCACACCGGGTTTTGCTTCGATGTCTAGATCTTTCTTTTTGTAACCACCAAGGGCAAATTCCATGGCGTATTCCGTGTCAGAATATTTGATAATATTGTGACGAGGAAAACCCTTCTCGTTTGCGCCAGCGGCAGTTAGTCTTTCTATCTCATCCCATACATGGTCGAAACCAATGAAACGAGAATGGGGGAACGAAAACACTTTAGTTCGTGTATTAACCATTGCTATCTCCTTATTTAATTAAGCAAGATTGTTGTCTATCGACCGGACAATTCCGCATCGACACTATTATATATACCACAAAACATCTTAAGAGTCAAGAAAAATTTAACAGAGGAACATAAAATTTAATCTATTTCGAACCTATGTTATATTTTGGACAGAGTTCCCATTGATTCTTATCTTTATGGGATATGATTTTAACTTGACGTAATGGAGCTTGTTCGGCCATCATATTTTTATTAATAACAGATATCAATCCCCAATCGCACAATAGTTGTGCAATGGTATTTCTTCTAAAGATATCGTTGTCTTCTAAATTAGATTTTTTGCCGTCAAGTAAAAACAATTCTTTGAAATGGACAATGAAGTATCGGCCTTGTTTGTGTAATATGTGACAGGATTGGAAAAGTTTATTTTCTTTCCTAGAGGCAACGCCCATACGTGTTAATGTTTCACGAACCTTTAAAAAATCATCAGGTTCATTTAAGACAATTTCCAACATTTCTGCTGGAGACCAAAATTTATTTTCTTCCACCCTTATTAATCCTTATTCTTAAGTGTTGTATATTTTGGGTGGTAAGTAAGGATAAAACTTGTTTTGCCTTTTCATTGCTGTAACCATAATACTCTTTTACCACTTCCAAATCATCAACGATTTCAGGTTTCAACCATTTTGAAAATCGTTTTCTTTTTCTTACAATATTTATAAGAAAATCGAATTGAAGTTTATTATCGAGCATGTATTGACTGTTCATAGCATTTGCAACAGCAACGGTGTCTTGAAAATAAGATAAAGATCTATTAACCATATAAGGCTGATATGCGGATTCTGTTTCATCATCCACAATCATATTTTTTTTAGTGTAAGTTATTGCAGTTACATAATCAAAGGGATTCATTAACACCACCCATTATCGTAATCTATTTTATATACTTTTTTTATTTTTTCTTCTAGATCATCTGTAAGTTCCAGTGATAAAGATTTTATACTTTTATTTTTGTGTAAATCAACTACCGGATACTTTTTCATTTTTTTCATGTTATAATTACATATTTCTTTTATATGTAGCAACGCATCATTGATATTATTAATATCGTATATATGATCGTACTTGTTCGGATCATTACCATAGAAGTATGTTTGTGGAAGCAAATGAACATTCATTAGCACCCCACGTTCCATTGCTGAAACAGCCCTATCTAAAGAAGAAAATCCTGTTGCAGGATAATCTCTATTAGTAAGTTTGACAATTTTTTGTGTCTGCAAATAATCAATTGCAGATAAGAACCTTTTTACTGGATCACGTTTAATGACAAATCTTATACTATTTTTTCGGAATGGAATATCCATAATATCACCATGGGCCCACCACTCATAATCTCGCCAGTTCTGAGGACCACCTTTAACATGAGTATATTTTAACCCGGCGGGGTGGTCTTTAAAACGAGAATTTCCTAACATAATATAATGAAACTGCATCGTAGTCTGCCAACCACATTTCGGTGCAATTCTCAAATCTACTAAGTTAGGAAAATATAATATATTATCTTGGCTCATTATTTAAAATCTACGTTCGCCATAATTTCAGTCATACAAGCAACCACGTTCAATTCATGATCAGCAACAAAAGCTGCTTTATACTGATAGTCTGCAAGAATCAACACTAGTTGTGGAATAGAAGACGATTCAACAACGTCAAACATGTGATCGTATATGTTCCTAAAAATTGTAGAAGTGTCAACGTCTACATTATTAGCAACCCAAGTTCTCATAGACTTAAAGTTTTTATCTTTCAGAGACTTAAATAAGACATCATAATTATCACTAGTTACGACAACATTAGTACTGACACCACCAATTGATATTCTCTGCAGTTCATTAATAACCCGCCGCCAGTCTGGAGCGAACCGCATTATCAGATCTATCAAATCCTGTTTTGATATAAAATCTATAGATTCATTATCAAGAATTGTTAATGCTCTAGTAAAGAAATCAGCACAAAGTTGTTGCATGTCTTTCTTTGTTGTATTAAATTCATAAACACTGCAACGGGAATGTAACGGTTCAATGATTCGATTCTTAAAATTACATGTGAAGATAAAACGACAGTTGTCGGAAAATTCTTCAATGAAATTTCTAAGAGCGGGTTGTGTTGAACGTGGATTCAAGTAATCAGCTTCATCAAGAATGACAACCTTTGTTCCACCCTGCAACGAAACTGACGAAGCAAACCTTGTAATTTTGCCACGAAGAGTCTCGATATTACCCTCATCAGAACCATTGACCATTATATAATCAAGTCCTAATTCGTTACAAAGGGATTTAGCTACAGTAGTTTTACCCAGACCAGCAGTTCCGGTGAACAGCATGTTAGGTAGTTCGCCTTTGTCTATGAGTTTTTGAAATGTTTCTTTAAGATGTTTTGGTAATATTGTATCAGATATTTTAGTCGGTCGATACTTTTCGACCCAGAGAAATTCTTCTCTCATTCACATGCCTCATTATATAAAATTGGAGCGGGGTGACTGAACCGCCCAGTCCACGATGAGAGGAACTCATCGTCTGTTCTAATCACACCCCCGCAAAAACTTAGGATTCAGATTCGTTAGAGTTAGAATCTTGAGTCTCAACCATTTGAATCAGTTCGATACACTGATCTCTAAGTTGACCAATGGTAGCAAGTTCTTCACCTCGAAAACCACCACGGCCAGCAACTGTGTCAATTACAGCAACTGTACTTCTCGTTACTCTATTAACCAGATCAATAAACAATTCATTATCTTCCATAATTATACTCCAAAAGTACTAGTTTTTTCAAGTGCAACCCAGTATTGAATACTGGTTTCTTTATTCACAAAATGTGAAATAAGTTTAGATGATATATTAACATCATAATCACCGTCAACCATCTTCAGATTAGAAATGTTGAAAATAAAATTGAAGTTACTACCTTCTGGAAATTTACCATCAACATCAATTGAAAACGCATTAGATGTATTATCGTTATTATCTATAACATTTAAACTCATAACATTATTAGCAATAGATACAGAAACTTCATTATGACCCAATACTGAAGCCGCACGTTTAATTTTCATAAGAGTCGTTCGATCAAGAGAGAAACTTACTTCTGACTCAGGCATAATAACATCTTCTTTAGGCGTTGTTAAAATGTCCGTATCTGCATAGTGATATTTAATTCTAGATCTGCCACTACCATCAGAAACCACAACATAATTATCTTCGAACTTAAGTCTGGGAGAATCTAAAAGAGTCAACGTACTTAGAAACTCATTGAGATCGTAAATACCAAACCTTTTGGGAAAGGAAACATCTAGATCAGATGCACTAAGTACATTTCTAGCTTCAGACATAGTTTTAATTACATTACTTTCATTAAACACAATGTTAGAATTGATAGAGGCAAAGTTTTTTAAAACTTCTAGAGTTTTATCAGTTAGTTCCATAATATATTCCTTGCATTTTACTGCGGGTTAATTTACACTTATTATACACTTTTCTGCGGGTAAAGTCAAGCAACCTTTGAAAAGTTTTTGTGCTTGATAAACTCAATCTTACGATCAAATTTATTATCAAGAAGTTCACCTTTGTGTGAAATGATAAAAACAT